GCAAAGGTTATATCTATATGTGCTTTGCTGATAAGTGTTACATCTTTGTTTATAAGACTATGGTAAATAGAGGAGGTGAGAGAAATGGAAATCAGGAAACTAGAGATAGATTTTGATACTGGAGTTTTAAAAATTAACGACAGGGAGATAAATGAATATCCTATTCTTGCAACTCTTCCCGGCCCCGACGGATGGGGGCAGCGAAAATTGTTTAATCCAGAACTTGCCACCGGGAACAAGGAAGAGTGTGATCGGTTAGATGTCACTTACAGGCCGTCTAAAAGTACGCTTTTATAAAAGCTACTTTTCCATCAACTATTTGGTAGTCAACCTGTTGAATCCAGCGACCACCAATAAAAGTGCCACAAATATCAGAAATATCCTTTTCTGCATTCGGCGGTATGGCAATCAAAAGATGTTTTCCAACATCATCTTGTGATTCAACAAAGTAAGTGTCATAGCCATTAACATTTATAGACGTAAGATTCATAACATCATCCTTTCTATGTACTCAGCCTGGCGGGGCCTGTAAGTACATTATAGACAGGAGGGAAAAATAAAACAAGAGGAGGCATAAACGTGCAACCAGTTTTTATTAAGATCAATGGAGACATATTTAATGTAAACAAAATTCAGTCTGTCAGCTATGAGGACCAGAAAAACTGCCTTGGCAACAACTCTGGTGTTTATATCTTACATATTTATATGGAAGATAACATAGGTAGCCAGCACAAGGCTTATGCAACGAAAGAGAAGAGAGACAAAGACTTCTTAAAGGCATCAAAACAACTTTCAGAATACAGTATTTCAAAATATGTGAAAAAGGAGGAGACGCCATGAATTTTCCAAGAGAACTTATGAGGATAACAGAGATAGAGCGTGAGTGTAAGGTGTCCAGAAAACTGTTGCTCCAAGCCTATCTGACACCTGGGCAGAACTTTGCATTTAAAATGGATCCGCTCAAAAGTAACAGTCCTATAGTCTTCCAGACAGATGGGCTGAAAAAATGGATGGATAAGAGGCCAGAGGTAGAGCAGAGGGCGAGGAGAAGAAGCTGTGTAATGTAGGGGAGGTGACACAATGCACTACACCACAATAAAAGATGCCGCAATCTGCACAGCGCTGGCGGCCTTGACAGGGTTTTGGCAGCCGCGGGATGCACCGCAGGCAGTTATGTGCTACATATTTATATTTATCCTACTGGTGGTTGGATTTGAGATTGCCAGAGATTACCAAAAAAGAAGAAAAAGAAAGGAGATGCAGAAATGAAACAAGAGGAATTGCAAGAAATATTAGACGCGCACGGGAAATGGATAGATGGCGAATATGGCGGTGCAAGAGCCGACCTGAGAGGAGCCAACCTGAGAAGAGCCGACCTGAGAGATGCCGACCTGAGAGGAGCCAACCTGAGAAGAGCCGACCTGAGAGATGCCAACCTGAGAGGAGCCAACCTGAGAAGAGCCGACCTGAGAGATGCCAACCTGAGCGGAGCCGACCTGAGCGGAGCTGACCTGAGAAGAGCCGACCTGTTCGGAGCCGACCTGTTCGGAGCCAACCTGAGAGATGCCAACCTGAGAGGAGCCGACCTGAGAAGAGCCAACCTGAGAAGAGCCGACCTGAGAAGAGCCGACCTGGACTTTTCCTGCTGGCCATTGTGGTGTGGAGGTCTTGCGGTCAAGGTGTGCAAGCGTATTGCCGTGCAATTGGCATACCACTTTTGCAAGCTGGATTGTGATGACCCAGAGTATATAGCGGCCCGCAATGCGATACTTGACTTCGCAAATCAGTTCCACCGCGTAGGCGAGTGCGGAAAATTAGAAAAAATAGACATTGCAAAAGCCCCTGGCGCCGGGAAGCAATCAGGGACTTGAAAATATTAACTCACCCTCATTATAGAGGGAAGACGGGAGGAAAGTCAAGTGAGAAACGAAGATCTTGTCTTAAACAACATGAAATTAGCCTATAGCACGGCCTGGAAAATGAGAGACACAGGGATTGAAATGGATGACTTGCAGTCTTTGGCATTACTGGGTCTTGTAAAAGCAGCGAAGGCCTTTGACGAAGAGCGAGGGTACAAATTTCCAACTCTCGCGATTACGGTCATGAGGAATGAAATCCTGCAGGAGGTACGAAGACAGAGAAAACAGAGAAATCAGGTATCACTCAATAGCCCAATCGTAGATGGCTTATTTACCTTGGGTGATGTGCTGGAAGATAAACGGAATGTATTTGCCGAGGCAGAGATACAAGCTTTGATTGAGGACCTGGAAGAAAATGAGAAGAAAGTTGTCCGGATGATCCTCTTTCAGAACATGAAGCAGACGGAGGCGGCGGAAGTCATAGGTGTGTCACAGTGTATGATAAGTCGTTATTACCGTTCAGGGATCCAGAAGCTGAGACAGTGCATTTGATAGGAGGAAAAGTCAAGATGAATAATGAATTGTACGCAAAGGCTGGTAAGGTTACCAGAAGAATTGAGGACCTTAGAAAGGTTATCCATAACTGTGAAAGATCAATCGTGGCAATTGGACACGGTGCCGACTTTAGAATTTTAGACAACCACCGTGATATAGATATCAGCGATTGTTGTCTGGATGACGGACAGGAAAAGCTGATGCAGGACATGTTTGTAACCATTTTGCAAAATCGGATGGAAGAGGCTGAGGCGGAGTTAGAAGCATTGTTGCCAAAGGAGGAAGAGGATAATGAGTAGATTATATGAATTAACTGAGGAATGGGAATCTGTTGCTGAAATGTTATATGACGGTGAGACAGATGAGCAGGTGATCTTAGACACCCTGGAATCCATAGATGGAGAGATTGAGGACAAGGCAGATAACTTCGCAAAGCTGATACGGAGCATGAAGGCAGATGCGGAAGCTTTGAAAGCAGAGGAGGACCGTATCCACTGCCGCAGGATGTCCCTGGAAAACAGGGCGCAGCGCCTAAAGGACACCCTGCAGGCAAATCTGGAGTTCATTGGTAAGACAAAATTTAAGACTGTGCTATTCAGCTTTAGCGTTTCTAAAAACGGCGGAAAGCAGCCGCTGGAGATTACGGACAACCTGGATGACATACCAGGCAGATTCCTGATCCCACAGCCTCCGGTAGTAGACAAGGACAAGGTAAGGGAACTCTTAAAGGAAAAAGAAGTGGAGTGGGCTTCCCTGAAACCATATGGGACCCACCTTAATATCAGGTAACGCTTATGGATGAGAAGATTGAGATGACACCATACCGGATGGGCCAGCTTATGGATCTATCAGCAAAGCTTACCAAGACCATGGTCTCATCTGTGTGGCATCTGTCATTTGATGAAATGGAGTTTGTGCTGGACGGGATCCGGCATGGGATTGAAAAAGGTAAGGAGGAGAGAGATGTTCCTAAATAAGACAATGTTCAAGAAATGGATAAAAGATGCTTTTAATCACGGCGGATTGACCGTAGGCTACATATATGACGGCCTTGTGATGTCCGGAAGCACATGGGTCGTATGGGTGGATGAAGGCTCTATCCCTAATTGGGTGAAGGCCGCCGTAATGGAATACACGGGTGAACTCCCAAAAATCGGGTGCGTGTTTAAAGCTGAGAAGAATAGCCCTATACAATACGAGATTTCGGAAAATGCGTATCTCGATCTACCAGAACGTTTCATGGAAGCGAAGCTCCCATTCATTGTAACGCCAGTCGTATTTGATACGAACTGGAGCGCCTACAGGATCCTGCAGTCCAAAAAGACAGGCAGTCTGATCGCCTTATCAGAGAGTTTATATAGGATCATAGATCTGAAAGAGCTGGAAGACGAGAGCGCACCTATGGGACCATCGGCCAGGAATGAGCAGGGGGATCTGCTGATCTGGAAGAATCAGAATTCTGCTCTGGCTGTTTGTTCCAGCAAGCTGGGAGATGATGGAAACCGTGTACTGGAAGCTCTTGAGAGTATAGATTTCCGGAAGGAGGATAAATAAATGGGAATCCCAGTATTGATCATAGGAAAGTCCGGTACAGGAAAAAGCCGGAGCATGAAAGATTGTGTAGGTAAAGATTTTGGACTCATCAGGGTACTGAACAAACCACTTCCATTTCGGGGAAAATTACCAGGAAACGTATGCTGTGATTATGGAAAGATAAAGGCTGCAGCGAAGAGTAAACAGTGGCCAAAATCAATCATTATTGACGATGCAGGTTATCTGATCACTGGACAGTTTATGGACGGGCATAACACCACGGGCAAGGGGAACGCCGTCTTTTCCCTGTATAACCAGCTTGCCGATGATTTTTACAGACTGGTGAAATGCATTGCAGATGAAGCTCCGGAGGACAGGATCGTTTATGTCATCATGCATGAGGACACCAACGATTTCGGGGATATCAAGCCCAAAACCATCGGGAAGCTGCTGGATGAGAAAGTCTGCCTGGAAGGCATGTTTACGATCGTGCTCCGGGCGGTCAAAGGTGAACGGTATGCGTTTGTAACCCAGTCCAGGGACGGGGCAGTAAGCAAGGCACCGGATGACATGTTTGCTGATATTGAGATTGACAATGACCTCCTGATGGTGGATAACACCATTCGGGAATACTACGGGATAGAAAACCCGAAGAATAAAGAAAGCGAGGAAAAGAAAGATGATAAAGAAACCACAGGGGTATGATGAGGCACAGGCTTATACGGGGGAATCCATGCAGCTCCCGGCAGGGCTATATATCTGTAAGATAAGACAGGTCAGTGAGACACAATCACAGAACGAAAGACCGCAGATAGCGATCCTGTTTGATATTGCCGAAGGAGAGCATAAGGATTTTTACCAGTCCCAGTATGAACTGGCAAAGAGCATGAGCGGAGATAAAGCAAAATGGAAAGGCGTTTATAAGCAGATCATGGACGGCTCCAGCCTGCCGTTTTTCAAGGGGCTGATGACCAGCATCGAAAGGTCGAACCCTGGTTATCAGTTCCCTTGGGGCCAGGAGGGAAATGAAAAAACTCTCATCGGAAAGAAATTCGGTGCGGTGATGGGGCGTGAGCAGTTTGAAACAGATGACCATAGGATGGCATTCGCTACAAAGATATTTCAGATCCGTAGTATTGACGGCCTGAAGGATGCAAAGATACCAGAAGATAAGCTGTTGGAAAACACAGCAAGCGCTGCAGTATCTGCTCCTGTTTCGGCCCCGTCTTCAGATCCGCAACTCGCAGGCAGGGGATTTATGGGCATCCCGGATGATATTGATGAAGAGCTTCCATTTATGTAAAGAAGATTACCAGGAGATCAAACAGCAGGTGGGTATGCGTCAGGCGGCTGATTTTTATGGATATCCGGTGGACAGGCAGGGGCGGTGCCTCTGCCCTTTCCATAATGACAAAAAGCCCAGCATGAAGATATATCCGAATGATAAGGGGTATTATTGTTTTTCCTGCGGTGCGGGAGGGGATGTTATCACATTTGTCTCCAGGCTGTATGAGATCAATAATGAGGGCGCGGCCAGAAAGCTGATAGAAGACTTTTCCCTGCCCATAAAAACAGAAGGGCTTTCCTACCGGGAAAAGAGAGAAAGGGAACAGCGGATCCGGGAGAGAAAGCGGCGGGAACAGTTCCGGAGGGAAGCTTATACCGTGCTAGAAGTGTATAGACGGCTCCTGTGTGAGGCGATAAGGGACCCGCGGGACCGGCATTTTGTAGAGGCAGCACAGGAGCTCACGATCGTAGAGTACCGCCTGGATTGCCTGAGGAACGACCTGGAGGATTATTTTAACGATGAAAAGGCGGTGAAGAAGGTTGGAGAGATCCGAAAACGAGTTATTGACTGGTATGGAAGCTTTGACGGCGGGGGAGCCATTTCCAGATGAAATCTTTTATAAGATCTTCGAGATAGAAGGCAATGTGGAACGCGCCCAGTACATAGAAGCTCTGAAAAATAAGGCAAGGCAGATGAAACGGGCAAATGAGTTCAATTCTATCCTAAAAGCCTTCTTTATGGATTACAGCCAGAAGATGAAGGAAACGGGCAATACTACGAATTTCACCGGCCAGGTGCTGGAACTGCAGTGCGGACCCTGGAGAGCGAATGACCTGGGGGTATCCATGCAGAAATTTGACAATCATGGACAGCCAGTCTTTGTCAACGCATGTACCCACCCAATCCTGCCAATAGAGATCTACAAAAATGTGGATACCGGAAGGGAACGGGTAAAACTGGCCTATTTTAAATATGGACAGTGGCAGAATGTAACCGTGAACCGTAAGGTATGTGCGGATAATTCCGCCATTGTTGATGTGCTGAGTGATATCGGCATTGAGGTCACATCTGAGAACGCAAAGCCTCTTGTCAAGTATATCAGTGACTGCATCGGGCTTAATCCGGCTAAACTGGCACCAAGAAAGTCCATCAACCGTCTGGGATGGGCAGGGAGTGAGTTTATGCCCTACGCAGATGATATTGTATATGACGGAGACGAAACTTTTGACGTGATCTATAAAAACATCAAGGAAAACGGCAGCTATGCCGTCTGGAAAGAGCACTGCAGCATCCTGCGGCAGAATAAGATCGTGCGCATGGCGTTTGCTGCTAGTTTTGCAAGCTGTCTGATCGAGCTGGTGAATGCGCTGCCATTTGTGTTCCATATCTGGTCAGGGGAATCAGGTACATGCAAGACGGTTGCTATTATGGCAGCTATGTCCATTTGGGGTAATCCTAAGATGGGCGGGCTTGTCAAGACCATGAACACCACAAAGGTAAATATCATGCGGACATCTGCGTTTTTGTACTCGATCCCATATGCGGGTGATGAACTGCAGACAATGAAGGACAAGTGGACGACAAATTTTGATCAACTGATATATCAGATAACGGAAGGTATTGACCGTGGGCGCGGCAGGGCTACAGGCGGCGTGGAAGAAACAAAGACATGGCGGTGCAGTTACCTATTTACAGGGGAAGAACCGATCACAAAACAAAACAGCCGTGCAGGCTCTAAGAACCGTGTCATTGAGATTGAAGTGGAAGGGAAGCTGCTGGAGGACGGAAACCGGACGGTGGGTATCCTGACAGAAAATTATGGATATGCCGGAAAAATACTGGTTGAATATCTCCAGGGAGTGGAAAAGAAAGAACTGCAGGAGGAGTACAAGAGATATTTTGATGTCATGTGCAAACTGGACACCACAGAGAAGCAGGCAATGGCAATGGCCTGTATCTTATTGGCGGACAGGATCCTAACGGAAGTTGTTTTTACAGGTGAGAGGCCGCTCACGGTTGATGATGTAAAAATGTATCTGCGTAGCGCAAATGAGGTAGATGTTGCAGAACGGTCTTATCAGTCAATCTTGAACTGGATTGCAAAAAACCCGGTACGCTTTCAGAACCCAAATGAGGAGGATTCCGCGAACAAAGGGGAGGTATGGGGCCGGATTGATGATGATGGAGAGCATCCAGAGACACCGCCGGTGGCTGTCATCAACAAGGATGTACTGTGTGAGTTCCTGGAAAAAGGCGGGTTCGACTATGCTGCAGTTAGCAAGAAGTGGGCTAAAAAAGGGTATTTGGTGAAGAATACCCAGGGGAAATGTGTGCATCAGACTAAGGTATACGGGATAAAAGCCAGTTACATCAAGATAGTTATGAAATCAGATACAGATAAAGATGGATTTATGCAGGCGGAGGATATTGAAGATGGACAGATGGAACTGCCGTTTGATTAAAAGTCTTACCGGAATATTTTTGGTAAGACGCTTGGTAAGACCATAAAACCCGCTTAAAATGCGGCTTTAAGATATATAGTCTTACCGTCTTACTAGTCTTACCGGTTACCATACGAAGAACCCCAGTAAAGAAAAATGATATTTTTTTTTGTGTTGTAAAAAAGTGCGTCTATGTTCCCGGTTTTTAGGTAAGATGGTAAGACCCCTTGATTTTACTGGGGTTTCGGGCTGTTTTTTGGCAAAAACGGCGTAAGACAAAATCGGAAAATGGTAAGACCTTATGATTGGAGTGATAAGAAATGAGCAATAAAAGTAATGGGACAGCCTTTGAAAAGGAATTTGCACAGATGCTTTCAGAACATGGATTCTGGGTACACAGGATGCAGGACAACCAGAACGGCCAGCCATTCGATGTGATAGCGGCCAGGGACGGGGAAACGTTGGTATTTGACTGTAAGGATTGTCGGTCCGGCAACTTTTATTTACGCAGAATAGAGGAAAACCAGAAAAACGCTATGAAGCTATGGATGGAATGTGGCAACTCGGAAGGAATCTTTGTGGTGAGATTTCCGGATGGGGAGGCATTCCTCATGGCAATCAGTGACCTGGAAGAAGCATGGTCCAATGGGATACGGCATATGGACCGCGGACATGCGAAATATTATGGAGCGCCTTTGGGTGCATGGCTTGAAAGGATTGAGCAGTTATGAAAGTAACCATCAGCAACGAAATACGGATACAAGACCCGCCCCAGGAACTGATTGAGACGGTAAGGCAGGAGCTCACCATGCCGAACCCGGATTATATCAAGAAGCAGCGTATGGGACTCTGGACCGGAAGTACGGACAAGGAGTTATATTTCTACTACGTTGATGGCCTAAACCTGGTCATTCCCTGTGGCGCCGGAAAACTTGTAAGACCATATATGTCCAAGGACACACAGATAGAACAGGACCTGGCGGATAATGGAGTGCTGACTTATCCAGGGCAGATCCCATTATATGATTACCAGGAGCAGGCAGTGCTGGCGATGGAAAAGGCAGGCTGCGGTATCCTACAGAGTCCCTGTGGAAGCGGGAAAACACAGATGGGGATTGCGCTTGCTGCGAAACTGCAGAGGAAGACGCTCTGGGTGACGCATACCGCTGATCTGTTAAATCAGTCCTATGACCGGGCAAAGCAATACTTTTCGGACAGCATCCTGGGCAAGATAACTGCAGGGAAAGTACATATTGGTAGTCACATGACATTCGCAACCGTGCAGACACTTAGCAAACTGGACCTGCTGAAATATAAATACACTTGGGATGTGGTGATCGTGGATGAATGCCACAGGGTATCCGGTACGCCGGCAAGCGCAAAGATGTTTTACCGGGTGATCAGCTCCCTGGCAGCAAGATATAAATATGGCCTGAGTGCCACGGTACACCGTGCAGATGGGCTGATAAAGAGCACATTTGCTGTTCTTGGGGAGGTGCAGTACCAGGTACCGGATGAGGCAGTGGCCGAAAAAACCATGCAGGTACAGATCCTTCGCAGGGATACAAAGATCAAGATCAACCGTGTGTGTTTGGACACGGATGGAACACTGGCATATAGTAAACTGATTCCTTATTTGACTGAAAGCTTAGAAAGAAACCAGATGATTGCGGGAGATTTGGCGGCGAACAGGGGACATTACAACCTGATACTGTCAGACCGGCTGCAGCACTTGCAGCAGCTGCGCGCCATGCTTCCAGCAGAGCTCTGGGAACTGACCGCCATGATCGACGGTAAGATGACAAGCAAGTCGGCAAAGGCCAAAAGGATCCAGGCCATAGAGGATATGCGTTCGGGCAGGATACGGTATCTGTTCGCTTCCTTCAGCCTGGCAAAAGAGGGGCTGGACATCCCGAGGCTTGACCGCTTATATCTTACAACACCGAAAAAGGATTATGCGGTGGTGACACAGAGCATCGGACGAATCGCCAGGACTTTTGAAGGCAAGGGACAGCCGGTTTGTTATGACTATGTGGATGAGATTGGATTTTGTGAAAACCAGTGGAAACGGCGTTGTACAAGTTATCGGAAAGCGGGGTGTATCTTATGACAGATGAACTTTTAAAAGAAGCAATGAGACTGCAGGAGATCAAAAAGAAGAATGAATGCCAGGTGCCTGCAGAACTCTTACAGACGAAGTATAAGAACTCTTATGACAGGCTGTGTGCAGAGCTGAAGGAGAAGCAGTGCCAGCTCCGTGCGGAATATATGAAGCGGGTACGGATCCTGGCTGATATCCTAGCAAACAGCGTATATGCGGAAGAGCCAAAGGAATTTCTGGAAGCGATAAAGGAGCAGTATAAAGAGACTATGCTTCCGGATAATCTGGATGTTATCTTCCTGGAAGCATTTGAGGATTATTTGGATATGATTAAAAAAACAAAATAATAAATTTAAGAAAGGAGCCAGCCTCCTGCAGGGGTAAGGGTATACCGGGCTTCTAGGAAAATGAAAAAAAGAATTTTAGATGCATGTTGTGGAAGTAAGATGTTTTGGTTTGATAAGGATAATAAAGATGTGCTTTTCATGGATTGCAGGGAATTAGAAGATACTCTTTGCGACGGGAGAAAGCTCAATATTAAGCCTGATATTGTTGCAGATTTTCGTTGTATGCCATTTAAGGATAATTCGTTTTATATGGTTGTATTTGACCCACCACATTTGCTACATATCGGAGAAACATCATATATGTGCAAGAAGTATGGAAAGCTGTCAAATGATTGGAAGAATGATATACTGAATGGCTTTACAGAGTGTATGAGAGTGTTGAAACCAAATGGCACATTGATTTTCAAATGGAATGAGGAACAGGTCAAATTGAATGAAATTTTATCGATCATTCCATTCAAACCTCTTTTTGGAAATCGTCGTTCTAAAACACATTGGATCTGTTTTATGAAGGATGAGGACATACCGGGGGTGATGCCATGACCAGAATGTGTAGCATATGCCATGAACCAAAAGCAGAAACAGAGTTCCGGCTAATGAGGAGGCAAAACCGCCGGAACAGTTATTGCCGTGAGTGTGAGCGGTGGTACATGCGGAATTATATGAGAGCATACAGGGAGAGGATTGGAGGATAGCCTATAAAAGTAGGAGGGCCGGGTCAGCAGGCCCGGCAGTATGAAAAAGAAAAGTCTATATGAAAAAGGTTATCGCCCTTTGTTGAGTATTACTATACCGGGAAAATGTGATGAAACTGTGGTGAAAAGATAAAAGAATTGTGAAAGGAAAATAAAAATGAATGAAAATGAGTTTAATAAAAGAGTAGAAAAGTTTGCGACAGCATTGAGAGACTTATATTTAGATGTAGATGAAAGAGAAGGAACGGAAATGCCCAAAATAGAACTGGAAGAGGAGAACCTTACAGATGACTTTACTGCAATGATTATGGCAGTACATCTCTTGTATATTTCAATTACAGGGGATGACGAAGTGGACCTTATAGGGTTTACGCATATGGTCAACCGTCTGGTATTCCAGTGGTTAATGGAAAACGGTGACAAAGAGAAAGGCGAATCATGAAGTGCAAGAAATGCGGCGGCAAAACGCAGGTAACGGATACAGAGGAGAGCTTAGACGGTTTTGCAGTATTGAGGCGGAGGCAGTGCCCGATCTGCGGATACCGGTTCAAGACCATAGAAACTATATGGGAGGGCATGAGACCACGGAAAAAATGACAGTTTTGGAATACCTAGAAAGGAGAAAGATAGATGGTAAGAAACGGATCAGGCTGCCCGGACCCCACATACGAGCAAGCATTACCAGCGATCAGGCGGGAGGAAAAATCATGAGGAGATATTTTGAGTTAATTGGATAACGGATAGTAGCTCAGTTTTCAATAGTGGACGGTAGTCCGGCTGAAAAAGCACCATCAGACAAGTTCGAGGAATACTTCCACTGTGAAGTTAGAGAAATTGGACGGATTGAATATGAGCGGTTAGCGGAGGAATACACCAAATGATGGATGACAGAGAGCGGAGGATCACAGACCTCCAGCACTACCTGGATGGCTGGCGGCGGCGCTGGCATGGGCTGCATAAGAGACAATTACTGAGGGCGAGGGCGCCCGAGACGTGCAGGGATTGTCCAAAGGCAGGAGTGATAGACATGCATGGAAAATTAATATATGGATGTAATATGGGCTTTTGCATCATAATGGATTTTAGCGGAGGTATGAAGTGAAAAGAACGGAGTTGGAAAAACATTTAGGAGAGAATGTTGAGATAACGATATTTGATGGAAAAACAATAAAAGGCGAGCTGCATAAGACAGGCGAGGAACGCTTTAAAAACGATGCGAACTTATTTCTTCCGAGAAATCTTTACTTTTTAGTACCTCAAACATTTTTATTTCGGTGTAGCCATGTAAAAAAATTAATAAAACTGAATTAGAATCTATGGAGGTACGAGTATGAAAAACGCAGAAGGTTATCCCGATCCGACAGCCGGTAAGGCAATTTACCAGGCAGACAAGCTGCCGAAGCCAATCGCTGATGTGGTACATATCCTGCGGCTGGTTGCCGGGATGGTGGGATTGAGGATTAAAAGTGTAGAGCTGGAGGATCGGAAGAGCGGGAAACGGTACTGGTATGGGAGGTGATGCCAATGGATGCAATGAAGTGTGATAGATGCGGTAATTATTTTGACAGCAATAAATTAAAGATTAAAGGAGGCAATTGCAGTGGCGAACCGTTCGGGCACATAAGCGTAAGAGGAGAGAAGAACTATTGCTGTCAATATGATTTGTGCGATGATTGTGTTGTTGACTTTTTCCAATGGGTTAATGATCCGGGTAGGTTGAGGAGGTGAGGCCGATGGACAAGCAAAAGTTGGAGAGGTATAAGCCCTTAAAACGGGAGTTACTAATGCTTGACAAGCAGATAAGCAAGCTGGAGGAACGCCGGGAGGAGCTTCCGGTGGTGATGGGGAAAGTACAGTCCTCAGACCATGAGTTTCCTTATACAGCACGTAGAGCTACTGTGCAGATGCTAGAGCCAAAGGCGGCAGATAAGATAGACAAAGAGATTGCTAGAAAACAGGCCAGAAAGAGCCAGATTGAAGCTGAATTGAAGGAAGTAGAGGACTTTATCTGTAGCATACCAGAAGGAGAAGAACGACAGGTATTTGAATTGTATTATCTGGAAGGAATGAAGCAGAGAGAGGTTGCGGACATAGTGGGATTAGAGAGGAGTAGCATATCAAAAAAAATTAGTGATTATCTGCAACTTTCACACAATTCACAAAAAAATATGCTATAATTAAAATAGAACGAGTATAACAAAAAGACAATATCCTCCTCTTTGTTATCCGGCTGCGGGGTGTCACAGCTCCGCGGCTGATTTGCCGGTTCCAGGTAATCCAGCAGGTTTGCCCCATTAGTGGGAAACATAGCATGGATGCCGGGACGTAACCGTATGTCCCAGGTCTGGGATAAATAAATGGTCGTTGAATAAAATGACTGGTAGTGCAATGATGTAATAGGGAGCATACCTGGCATGTGGCTAGGAAGCGCCGGTTCGAGTCCGGTTTGCACTATAGCTTATCTGCCGCCGGGTCACCGGAGAGGCAGGGGGGACGACAGCATAATGTGCACTGAGTGCTGCGTGGCCTCCAGGATTATCCCCTGGGGTAAGCAATAGAGAGCGTCTGGTCAGATAACTGGCTGGGCGCTTTTATAATGGGTTTATGGCATGGAGGTTAGTATGAGAGTTAATATACTTGGGACTAAATACAGAATAATTATAGCCACAAATGAGGAAAAACCTAAGCTGAATGAATGCGACGGTTATATAGACCAAACTATAAAAGAGATAGTGGTCGGTAAATTCGAGAAATGCCATATGAGTGTGGAGGACCTTCAAACCCACACAAAGAATGTAATGCGGCATGAAATCATACATGCATTCTTGTACGAAAGTGGACTATGGACGAATAGCGGGAATGTAGAGAATTGGGGGCAATCTGAGGAAATCACCGACTGGATTGCTCTTCAGTTCCCAAAGATGCTGAAAGTATTCCAGGAAGCGAAATGTATTTAGTAGATTAACTGGAAAATCTATCCATTTGACACTATGAAACATATGTTCTATAATTAGCATAAGAACAAATGTTTGGAGATGATAAAATGAATACCGGACCAACAAAAAGGCAGATGGATGTATATAACTTCATTGTCGATTATATAACCAAGAATATGTATTCCCCGTCTGTGAGGGATATATGCAAGGCAATAGGGATTAGCTCCACATCAACAGTATGGAAGCATTTAGAGGCGTTAAAGCGTTGGGGACTGATTGATTATAAGCCAGCACAGACGAGGAGTATAGTATTAAAGGGCTATAAACTGGTAAAAGAGTAAGAGGCACTTCGGTGTCTCTTTTATATTGCAAAACGAAACGATTGAGAGGTGGTGAGGGTGCCGCGGAAACTGGATGAACGAGCTGTGAAGGCGAAGGAGATGTATCTGAACGGCAAGAAATTAGTTGAGATTGCAAGTCAACTAAATTTGCCAGAAGGGACTGTTCGGCGTTGGAAGAGCACATATAAGTGGGGAAGTGAGCGCTCGTTAAATAAAAGCGAACGTTCGCAAAGGAGGAAGGGCGGGCAGCCTGGCAACAGAAATGCCGTAGGTCACGGTGGAACAGGTCCGCCGGGAAATAAGAATGCGGTGAAGACGGGAGAGTTTGAGACTCTCTTTTTTGATACCCTGGACGCCGAAGAAAAGGAACTTCTGGAGATGGTGCAGCTAGACAAGGAACAGCTCCTTCTGCAGGAGATACAGCTTCTTACCGTCAGAGAGCGACGGATGCTGAAACGCATAGATAGCCTGCGCGAATTGGAAGAATGCACACCGGAGGAAGAAGATGACGAGCCAGGCGTCATCTCAACAAAAGTTCCGCCGGGCATGACAGTGACAAAATACACTGCAGGATTTGAAAAAGGCAAGATCACAGACTTGCGGGAATTTACGGGTATCCTTGGGCAGATACAGGCAGTTGAGGATGCCCTTACCAGAGTACAGGCCAGACGCCAGAGGGCTATTGAATCACTGCATAAGTTTGGTTATGATGATGCACGTCTGGAGCTGGAAGCCATGAAGTTTGAATTGGAGCTGACGAAACAGGACGGTTCGGGAGAAGAATCAGAAGATGATGGCTTTATAGATGCCATGAACGCCACTGCATCGGAAGTCTGGGGTGATGCGGATGTATGAGAAGATACAGAAGCTGAAAGCCCAGGTTGAAAAGATGAAAAAGAGGAGAAAACGGCCAGCAGGTTCCCTGACTTTCCAGTTCAAACCATTCTCTGAAAAGCAAAAGCAAGTCCTCACATGGTGGTGTCCGGAATCTCCGGTTAAAGATATGGACGGTATCATTGCAGACGGGGCCATCCGGTCAGGAAAGACGGTCTGTATGTCTTTGTCGTTTGTCATGTGGGCAATGGCTACCTTTAGTGGTCAGAACTTTGGCATGTGTGGCAAGACCATCGGCAGCTTCCGGCGTAACGTGGTGTTTTGGATGAAACTTATGCTCAAGTCAAGAGGATACGCTGTAGCTGACCACAGGGCGGATAATCTCCTGACGGTTGCCAAAAACGGTGTTGAGAACTATTTTTATATCTTTGGTGGGAAGGATGAACGTTCCCAGGATCTTATCCAGGGTATTACCTTGGCAGGTGTCTTCTTCGATGAGGTTGCCTTGATGCCGGAGTCCTTTGTCAATCAGGCAACAGGCCGTTGCTCTGTAGATGGCAGTAAATACTGGTTCAACTGTAATCCGGACGGACCATATCATTGGTTCAAACTTAAATGGATTGATAAGTCAGTCGGATATCTGGGAAAAGACAGAGTGTCCGAGCTGTTGGCAAAAGGAGAGGTGTTGAAACAGATTCTGTATCTGCATTTCACAATGGATGATAACTTGAGTCTGTCGGAGAAGATTAAAGCCAGATACCGGGCAATGTATACAGGCGTGTTCTACAAGCGGTATATCCTGGGATTATGGGCAATGGCGGAGGGGATTATCTACGATATGTTCTCTGAGGATGCACATGTGCAACCCATAAAAGATTTCTTTCAGAAGCTCATAGATAACGGAAGATACGTGAGTATCGACTACGGTACTCAGAATGCCACGGCTTTCTTGCTTTGGAATAAAGGAGTGGATGGTAAATGGTACTGCATACGTGAGTATTATTATTCCGGCCGGGATAAAGGTGTCCAGAAAACAGATGCTGAATATGCAGACGATTTGAAAAAATGGCTTGATGGAACCAGGATAAAAGCAGTTATCGTAGACCCTTCGGCTGCTTCATTTATCGCAGAATTGCGGAAGAGAGGATATAGTGTACTGAAGGCCAAGAATGACGTGGAAGATGGCATCCGGCTCGTTGGGACGCTTCTCAACCAGAAGAAGATAGTATTCAGCTCATCTTGTGTGAATACTATAATGGAGTTTTCTTCCTACATCTGGGACGAGAAGGCAGCGGAACGGGGCGAGGACGCACCAATCAAGCAGCATGACCACGCAATGGATGCTGTTAGATACTTCTGCTATCTGGTGCTTAATAATAATGTGGCAAAAATCAGGAACAAGGCGAAAGCCGGATTTTACTAGGAGGTGATGAAAATGCATGTATTTACAATGCCTGCGGCAGAATGGGATGAACTGAATATTGATAAGCAGGCAGTAAGACACCTAATCATGAAGCATAGGTCGCATGTGACAGACCTTGCGAAGCTAAAAGCCTATTATGAAGGACAGCATAAGATTCTGACAGATTCGGAGCGGCAGAACAAGCTTGTCTGCAACCATGCAAAGGATATTTCAGATACAGCCACATCGTATTTTATCGGCAATCCGGTGTCTTATAAAAGTAAAGGAGATATCACGGATTTGACGGATGCTCTGGAGCTGGCTGGAGCTGATGAGGCTGACGGAGATAATGGCCTAGATCTGAGTATATATGGACGGGCCTATGAATACATATATACCAAACAGGATGCTACAGATTTGCAAATAAAGAATCTTGAGCCAGAAAATACATTTATGGTATACGATGACAGCATTGAGCAGAATGAACTCTTTGCTGTCTATTATTATGCAAAAGTGGATTCCAGGGATAAAAGGAACACAGTGTACGTAGCTACAATCCTGACGGAGAATTATAGATATGTGGCAAATATTGAGGACATAGAGGGGCCGCAGGGGATACTGGATGGACCAGAGGCGCATTTTAAAGGTGAAGTGCCGGTCATAGAGTACTTGAACAACAAGCTGGCTATCGGAGATTATGAACTGCAAATACCACTGATAGATGCCTACAACGCTCTGATGAGCGACCGGATTACAGATAAAGAACAGTTTATAGATGCTATCCTTGCTATTTATGGTACATTACTGTCTGATGAAGACGCTGAGGAAGAAGGAGATGGTGAAGGTATCCAGGAAGCAATGAAACGATTAAAAGAAAAAAAGTTGATTGAAATGCCAGCGGCAACAAAGGCGGAATACTTGACGCGAACCTTTGATGAGACTGGAGTGGAAATCTTAAAAAAGGCTATTGAACAGGATATCCATAAATTTTCTCATATTCCTTGTATGACGGATGAGAGCTTCGGCGGAAACGTTTCTGGTGTGGCAATGGAATTTAAATTGCTGGGCATGGAGAATATAACTAAGATAAAAACCAGATATTATAAAAAAGGACTCAGAAAGCGTCTCCGTATTTTTGCAAACTTTCTCAATACCAGATCAGGAATACACATTGATGTATCAGGCATTGCGCCGACATTTACACGGGCCATGCCGAAGAACCTCCTGGAAATCAGCCAGTATGTAGCGAACCTCTGGGGCAAGGTAAGCCGTAAGACATTGCTGTCTCAAATCCCGTTTGTGGAGGACCCAGACGAAGAGCTGAAGGCCGTGGAAAAGGAGGAGCAGGATAGTTTGAAGAAACAGAAGGAGTTATTTGGGAATCAGCCAAATGAGCCGCCAGAGGACGGTGACATAGACGATGAAGAGTAATGCTTATTGGGAGCAGAGGCAGGTACAGGATGCCTTTAATACGTTCCAGAAAGCGGAAGATACGGCTAATCAGATAGCAAGCCTATACCTAAAATCGTCACGGTATCTCAGCCTGCAGGCAGATGATGTCTTTGAGAGATATAAAACAAAGCATGGGTTATCAGAGACAGAGGCCAGACAACTGATTAGCACCATGCAGGATAGGACGTCACTGGATGAACTCCTGCAGAAGCTGCGAAATGGTGATAAGGACGAATCAAAACGTCAGCTTTTGTCAAAACTGGAAGCACCGGCGTATCAGGCAAGGCTGGAACGACTTAGACAGATACAGTCACAGCTTGATGTGATTATGACGAATGTATACCAGCAGGAAAAACTCATAAGCGCCAATTTCTATACTGGTCTTGCCAGCGAATCCTACTATCGGAGCATATACAATATCCAGCAGCGTGCAGATGCAGCATTTTCCTTCAGCCATGCATCGGCCAAAGTGATTGACAAAGTAGTCAATAGCCGTTGGTCCGGGAAAAATTATTCGGAGCGTATCTGGGGTAATACGCAAGCGCTGGCAGAAGATCTGAAAGAGGAACTGCTTATCAACCTGGTGACAGGCCGTACAAACCGGGAAGCTGCTGCTATCATTGCCAATAAGTTTGGTCAGGGGACGAGCAATGCCAGGAGGCTTGTGCGAACAGAAAGCAATTACGTATCAACAGAACTGAACTTTAAGGCATGTGAGGAATGCGGGATTGAGGAATATCAGTATCTTGCAACCCTGGACATTAGAACCTCAAAAATCTGCCGAGAACTGGACGGGAAAACATATCCCATCAAGGAACGCCAAATCGGGAAAAACTGTCCTCCGATGCATCCCTGGTGCCGCTCTACAACTATTCCCGTAGTGGACAGAACACTGATAGACAAGATGCAGCGCTCTGCAATCGACCCGGCCACGGGTAAGCGTATCAAGGTGCCCAGGAGCATGACATATCAGCAGTGGTATGATAAGTATGTCAAGGGCAAGCCGGAGGTCGCCGGCGCAACAAAGGAGGTGAGCAGCATGGCTTGTAAAGGAAAAGGCGGCAAGAAAGGCAAAGGAAAGTAGAAAGGCGGTGGTCCTGAATCTCCCTCTGGGCGGCGGGGTGAAGCTGCTTGTAAAAGATATAGTTAGAGACGCGCAGGTTATCCTGGGCGTTATTTTTGTGCCCGGAATGGCTTAAAACTATAATCTAATGCAATGGCCTGGGCTTATGAATGGGCTGGGGCAGAAAGGATAGAAAGGATAAAAAAATGAGAAATAAGTATTTTAAATTTGCATGTTGTGCCTTACCGATGGATTTGCAGTTTTTTGCAGAACCAGGAGACGGTGCTGGGGCCAATGGTGGCAATGGCGGCGGAGCTGAAGGAGGAGAAGGCGGAACTAGCGGAGACGATGGCACAGAGCCGCCATCTTTTGATGACCTTCTGAAAAACGGTCACCAGGCAGAATTTGACCGTAGAGTGCAGAAAGCTATTGATACAGCAGTAGGAAAGGCACAGGAAAAGTGGCAGGCACTTACAGATGATAAGTTGTCTGAGGCCGAAAAGCTGGCAAAGATGACCAAAGAAGAAAAAACACAGTACCTTGCGCAGAAACATGAGAAAGAACTGGCAGAGCGGGAGGCAGGGATCACACGCAGGGAACTGATGGCTGAGGCAAAGAATACCCTGGCTGAAAAGAAACTTCCCGCAGGACTTGCGGAAGTGCTCAATTACACAGATGCGGATTCTTGTAATAAGTCTATTGCGGCTGTGGAAAAGGCTTTTCAGGAAGCCGTAGAAGAAGGGGTACAGGAACGTTTGAAGGGCGGGACACCGCCAACAAAGGCACCGGGAAGCGGAGGCGTGTACACAAAAGAGCAGGTCAATGCCATGACACCTGATGAGATTAATAAAAACTGGGATTCTATTTCAGAATCTATGAAAAATTGGAAATAAGAAAGGATGAGTGATATATGTCAGTAACAAATTTTATTCCGACCATTTGGAGTGCCAGGCTGCTGAGGCACCTGGATAAGAAACATGTATACGCCAATCTCTTGAACAGGGATTATGAGGGAGAAATCAAAAATTATGGTGATACGGTGAAAATCAACCAGATTGGTGATGTTGAAATCAAAGACTACACCAGAAATCAGGATATAGAGGCACCGGATGATTTAAGCGGCAAGCAGCTCATGCTTACCATTGATCAGGCTAAATATTTTAACTTTGCCGTAGATGATGTTGACAATGCGCAAACGAATCCGAAACTGATGGATAAAGCTATGCAGAGAGCCGGTTATGGGATGAACGATGTAACCGATCAGTTTGCGGCTAATCTGCTGTACGTTGGTGTGGATGCAGGAAATGTACTGGGTACAGATGAGTCCCCTATTGTACCGACTGCCGATGATGCTTATGATGCCTTGGTTGACCTTTCTACTCTTCTGACTGAGGCAAATGTACCGATGGATGGACGCTGGGCAGTTATCCCGGCTTGGTATCATGGGATACTGCTGAAAGACAAGCGTTTTGTTGGCAATGGTACAGATTACAATAAAGCAATTCTGGAAGGTGGAGAGGTTGGAATTGCTGCAGGATTTCGTATCCTTTTATCTAACAATGTTCCAAACACGACAGGTACAAAATATAAAATTATTGCTGGGACCAATGAAGCGGGGTCTTATGCGGAGCAGATTTTAAAGACTGAGGCGTACCGTCCAGAGAAGCGGTTCAGTGATGCCATTAAAGGACTGCATGTATATGGAGCCAAAGTATTACAGCCGAAATGCCTTGCTGTACTTACTGCAAACAGGAAATAGGAGGGAAGATACATGTTTATTAGAAATATCAAGTCCGGATTGGTACAGGAATGTCACAACCTGGATGTCATAAAGGTATGTCGGAAGGACACAGAGCATTTTGAAGTATTTGAGAAGAAACCGGAAATAAAGCGGGAAGTTCTGAATGAAGAGGAGCCGGTAAAAATAATTGAAGAAATGACCGTGCCTGAACTGAAATCCTTGGCAAAAGAGAATGGCATTGAAGGTGCAGCATCTTTGAACAAGGAGGAGCTGCTGGCCGTTCTGAAGGATGTGGTCTGATTGACTGAAATCGAAAAACTGAAAAAACTGACTGGGGAGAGCGATGAAGAATTGCTCTTTCTTTTGTTGTCGGATGCGGAAGAGTATGTTTTGAGTTATACAAACCGTACGGTACTCCCTGATGGTCTCAAAAAGACAGTCAGGGATTTGGCCGTCATTACCCTTAACCGTAGAGGTACCGAGGGCGAAAACAGCCGCAGTGGGGCAGGAGAATCTTATAATTTTGATAATGCCCCGAAGCAAATATATGATGTGCTGAACCGATATCGTCTTGCAAGGATAGGGGGAAAGGCTCATGAGGCTAAAGCAGAATAGGCTGGCTGAGTATCAACACCGGAAAGCTATTGTAGCGAGAGACTCAGAGGGCGGCAGCTATATAGAGTATGGACCTGCAGTGCCTATTTTGGCAGAGATGTGGACGGGTGGTGGAAAGTTGCAGACGGAAATATACGGAAACCGTCTGCCGAATATCCGCAACCTGCGGCTCCAGGGAAAATACAAGGAAGTGCCAGGGATGAATGGAAAAGTCAGTTATCAGCTCGACAACGGGCCTGAGATTGCGGCGGGAGACGGAATCTGTATCTATGCTGCAGTGGATCAGGAGCCAGACTACCATGTTGTTGCTGTTTATCCTTATACCCATCTAACATTGGAGGTGGAAAAGAGATGATCTTAGGCATTACTGACCTGAACAAACATTTTGGCAGGTTGTCAAAGGTAGAGCTTAAAAGTGGTATAAACAAAGGGATATCTTTTGTGCAGGAGGCTGCAAAAGCAAACTGTCCAGTATTTGACGGGGAACTCCGCAGCAAGATAATGACAGAAGTTACCGAGGAAGGTGATACTATCCGTGGTGTCTGTTGGCCTGCAGTAGAGCATGGCACCTATGTGGAACTGGGAACCGGCCCGAAAGGGCAGGCAAACCATGAAGGTATATCTCCAGATATTACAGTGGCTTATGCGCAGTCCCCGTGGTGGATACATGAGAGCCAGATAGATAGAAAGGTGGCAGAGCACTACCATTTTTTCCATATTGACACACCGCAAGGCCGCTTCTACCAATGTACAGGGCAACCGGCACAGCCATATCTGTATCCCGCACTAAAGGAGAACGAGGACGCAGTTTTGGAGATTATAGCAGAGGAGATTAAGAGACAACTATGAAGAATGTAAAAGACCAAATCTATACAGCCCTGGATGCAGTGTTCGAGAATGTGACTGATCAGTACCCAAAGGACTGGGCAGAACTCCCTGCCGTTCAATACACGGAGGAAGACAACAAGGTGTACGAGCACACTTCCGAAGGAGAATGCAAGTCATATGTCAGATACCGCATTGATATCTGGCACAACAGGTCAACGTCGCAGACGGCGCTGGATACCGACAAGGCATTATCAGCCTTGGGGCTTGTCCGCACACTGTGTCAGGATGCGCCCGACCCATCGGGCTTGAAACATAAAGTTATGAGGTATGAGGCTATTATCGACATGGAGTCTGATCATGTCTATTGGCCGAACTAAAAAGGAGAGTGATCACATGTTAGCAAACGGAGCAAAGCTTGGCTATAAGAAAAAAGGAGGGTCTGCGTTCACAGACCTCCCTGGATTGAAAGAAATCCCTGAGATCGGTGTAGAGCCGGAGAAAGTGGATAACACCTGCCTGACTGATCCACATAAAACATATGAAATGGGTATTGGTGACCTTCCGGAAATGACATATAAATTCAGATATGATAACACTAAGGAGGATTCCCCGTACAGGGTGATGCGAAAAGCTCAGGAATCTATGGAAGTCTTAACGTTCCAGGATAAAGCAATAGACGGTACTACAATAGAGTATGATGCCCAAGTAACGGTAAAACGTACAGGTGGTGGAGTAAACGGTGCCATTGAATTTGACCTAACAATGATAGTACAGAGCGATTTAAATTACACGGACCCCACTGCAGCACTGTAAGCATAAGGAGGATAAAAGAACATGGTAAATTTAGGCGGACTTGATGAAGAAGTAAATCAGGAAATCAGAGACGAAGAGCAGGAAGGGAAAATTACAGCTCTGGTGGAGAAAAAGCCCAAGAGACGGCCCTTTCATTACTGGAAAGTAGGAAACAGAGAATACAAACTGAAACTAATAACAGGCATGATTGAGAAGTTAGAGAATAAATATCGACAGAATATCCTTAATCTGGTTGCTGTAGATGGAATCCCGCCTTTATCAACTATGCTGACTGTCATTCAGGCAGCAATATATCCCTGGGAGCATGGCATCAGCTACAATGACATCAAAGCTATGTATGATCGCTGGGTCGAAGAAGGCGGTAACCAAATGGAATTTTACACCAATGTACTAATGCCTACACTGGCAGTATCCGGTTTTTTTACGCAGCAACAGGCGGAGTCAATGATGGAGAGCCTGGAAAATATGGACGAATTGCTTTAACAAAAACATATGACTTGCAGGAACTGTATGAACAAGCTCTTGACTGTGATATATCACCCGAAGAGTTTTGGGGTTATTCGCCAAATGAGATATCTGACATTATAGAAAGTTACTTTAGAAAGAAGAGCCGCGATATTAAATGGCAGGTGACTCATGACTTCATCATTGCCGAGGTTGAAGCCAGATATATGTTTGGTAAAAAAGAGCAAGACACACCACACCCGTGGGATTACTACGACGAACTGTTCGCAGAAGATAAGATTAAGTATGAAAAGCAGAAGGAACAAAAGGCGTTTGAAGATTATAAAGAGAAACGTAGGCTTTATGTAGAAGCATTTAACAAACGTAGGAGGCAGGGAACATAACCCCTGCCTCCTATTTATTTAAGGGAGGAGGTGAATGTGTGGGAGATACGTTAGAAACGTTGAAAGTCCAAATAGAAGGCAATGCAGAGCCGTATAAGAAGTCATTGAAAGATGCCAAAACCGCTACAAATCAAACTGCTAGTTCGATAGATCAGGACCTTAAGAAGTTCAAGAACCCTCTTGCGGGAATAAGCAACTCCGGAGCTATGAAGAAGATACAGGAGTTGCAGAACGGAATCAAGAAAGCTATATCAACGGCTACGGGGGGATTTAAAGGCAAAATGAAGGACTTCCAATTAAGTTCTGGTATAAAAGTCAAGTCAGATGACTTCAAGGCAGTAGAAAGCGATATAGAGAAGACAAATGCCAAGCTTGACTCTTACTATGAGAAAAGGGACAGGTTGGAAGAATTGGGCACAGACAAGGAGAGCCGGACCTGGAAGGCATTGGAATATGATATAAAAAATGCAGAAGAAGCTCTGTCAAGATACAACAAGAAGCGTGATAACATGGCTAAGAACGGTTCCGATGTGCAGAGGCCAGTGACCATTCCAAAACAGTTTGGCAACCTATTCAAAACAATAGGTTCCAAAGGCTGGGGCGGGATCAAGAAGATTATGGGAGGCTTACGGTCGACATTTTCTAAGATAACACCTGTGATTAAGAAGGCAGGTGGTGCGTTTTCAGCTCTCATACAGAAGTTTGCGACAGGTATCCCGGGCATTAATCGATTAAATAACTCAATGAAACGTACCAGTAATACCGGTAGCCGTATGGGCGGTATATTCAGGACATTGGGAATGACGGCAAGGTTTATGTTTGCTTCATTTCTGATCAGAGGCGCTCTGGATGGCGCTAAAGAGGGGATGCAGAACCTCGCGCAGTATAGTGGCACAACGAATGCAAGCCTTTCTATGTTGATGTCCTCTTTAACACAGCTTAAGAACGCTCTGGCTACAGCATTTGCACCAATACTTAACGCAGTAGCGCCACTATTGAATACCATGATCCAGAAAGTTACACAGGCTGTGTCAGCACTTGGCATGTTATTCGCATCACTTACGGGACAGAAAACATTCACTGCAGCCAAGAAAGTAAATCAGGACTATGCAGCAAGTCTGAATAATAATGCAGAGCAGGCTAAGAAGGCAAACAAAGAGAACCAGAAGCTACAAAAGACACTACTTGGATTTGATCAGATTAATAAGCTCGATGACCAGTCAGGTTCAAATGATACGGAGGCAGAGAATCCGGCAGGGCTTACACCCGCTGATATGTTCGAGGAAGTCCCTATCCTTAATAGTATTAGTGATTTTGCTAATAAAGTTAAAGAGGCATGGCGTAACGCAGACTTCACAGAGATAGGCCAAATCGTTGGCAACAAGCTCAATAAGGCATTAGAAAGCATACCGTGGGACAATATAAGGAACACACTGAATAAGGTCGCCAAAAGCGTTGCAACGTTCTTAAACGGCTTTATAGAGGCAGTAGACTGGAAGCTGGTAGGTGCCACACTATCAAAAGGTGTGAACACAGTATTTGAAGCGGCAAACACATTCGCTAAAAACTTCCACTGGGGATCTCTTGGTATCGCTGTAAGCAATGGTATAAACGGTGCAATTAATAAGCTTGATTGGGACCTTATCAAAGAGACGGTACACAACGTGGCATCCGGATTGATAGATGCACTCAACAACTTCATTGCTAACGCAGAGTGGGAGAAGATAGGTAAGACCATCACAGAGTACTTCAATGCGAAGCTTGAGTTCTTCTACACAGCAGTAACGGAGTTCAAGTGGAAAGAGCTAGGTCAGTCCATAGGTGATATGCTGAATGGGGCTATCAAAGCCGCAGACTTCAAGAAAGCTGGTACATCACTGGGTAGAGCAGTAGCAGGTGTTGTGTCCATGATAAGAGAGACAGTTAAGAAGACTAAATGGAATAAGCTTGCAAAAGACCTGGCTAATGGACTGAATACAGCAGTGAAGGAGATAGACCTACCATCCATCGGGGATGGCTTGGCTGAGGTTGTAAACTCTGCACTGTCAATGCTCAAGAAGTTCATCAAAACATTCGATTGGAAGACACTCGGTAAAGAGATCGCAACAGGTGTAAGCAATGCAATCACTGGAATCAAGTGGGAGGACGTATGGAAGACCCTCTCAGATGCCGTAAAGGGCATTTTAGACTTCCTAATCGGGCTCGTGCAGGGTATTGACTGGAAGGAGCTCGGAAAGACGATTATAAAGGCTGTTTTGGACTTCTTTACAAAGACAGACTGGGGAGACATACTCAAGAAGATCGGCGAGTTAGGGTTAGCGATTGTACAGGGACTCCTGGAAGGTATACTGAGTGGAGTGAAGGAGATAGGCGAGTGGCTGAAGGAAAATTTGGTTGACCCTATCGTCAACAAGGTAAAGGAGTTTTTCGGTATTCATAGCCCGAGTACAGTGTTTGCAGATATCGGGTCACAATTGATGGCAGGTATGCTCGGCGGTCTTGTGGACAGCGTTACGAGCGTTATAGCATGGTTTAAGGACCTTCCAGGCAAGATTAAGGAAGCTCTTGGCAATGCGAAAGAGTGGCTGAAGCAGAAAGGTAAAGACGCAATCGAGGGATTAAAGAATGGTTGGGAGTCTGTGAAGGAATCAAAGCTTGGTAAGACAGTGAGTGCTGTTGGCAAGTATGTGAAAGACAAAGCAGGAGATGCTAAGGCATGGGTCAAAGAGAAGGGTTCTGCAGCAATAGAGGGTATTAGGAACGGGTGGGAATCTGTCAAGGATATGTCACTCGGTAATGCAGTATCAAAGATTGGCGGATATGTGAATACCAAAATTGGTAATATCAAATCCGCTGTCACGAACAAAGGTAAGGACATCATAGAGGGTGTTAAAAACGGATATGAGAACAGCAAGCAGAGCGGACTGCTCCAGAAGGTATCAAGTCTGAAAGAAAACGTATTCTCAGCGATTGGCAACGTATCCTCAAAGGTAAAGAGTAAGGGATCTGATATCGTTTCAGGTATTAAAGGTGGTTTTGAATCAAAGAAAAATACGTTGCAGCGCTCTGTATCCACAATTCCTAATATGATTGCATCCGGTATTGGGAACTTATTCAGTATAGGTAGAGACGCCATTTCATCTTTTGCGGATGGATTCTTGTCTATAGATATTCCGTTACCTCATATTAAGACATCATGGAACAGGCACTATATTGGAAATACAAGTTTTTCAACACCAAGTTTTGGTATTAGCTGGTATGAAAAGGGTGGATTCCCAGGCATGGGTGAGATGTTCATAGCGAGAGAGAACGGGCCTGAGCTTGTTGGAAAGATGGGTAACCATACAGCCGTAGCAAACAATAATCAGATTGTTGAGGGTATTGAATCGGGAGTGTTTAGGGCTGTAATGGATGCTTTCAATGCATCTGGATATTTAGGGAAATCTAACAATGAAAACCCTGTATATATTGAATTCACAATGAAATGCGGGGAAGAAACTCTATATCGTTCACTAAAAAAAGGTGAAGAGAAATATAATGGAAGATTTATGGTACTTGAAACAGTATAGGAGTGGCGTATGGATGAACTGATTTTAGTTGACGGACGGGCATTCAAATGCCCTTCCGGTTTTAAATGGAAGAAACAAGATGTGAGTTCAAGCCAAGCAGGTAGAACAGACGACGCTATTATGCATAAAAACAGAGTGGCAAAGAAAAGAGCGCTGTCTCTTACCTGGACTTGCTTGACGAAGAGAGAGATACACGAGATACTCGTAGCATTTGACCCCGAATATGTGAACGTCACATATTGGGACCCCCTTGATGGAGGCGATGTAACAAAGACATTTTATACAGGAGATATGGAAGCAGATGTCAAGTGGTGGGCAAAAGGAAGGGAAAGATATTCTACGTTAAGTTTTGATGTGATAGAGAGGTAACCAAATGCAAAAGGTATCAGTGGATTTTATCAAAGAGCTCAATAAAGATAATAGAAATTATATATTGAGTTGCAAAATTGTTCTATCTGATAATACAGAACTAGATATTGATAATACAAAACTATGGTCGGATAGTTTTAAAATAGAGGATGCCGTTTCTAATCCTGGTAAATTTGATATTGGTGCAGTTGTCTCAAATAAGTTAACATTTACTTTGAGCGATATATACGATGAATATACAGAGTATGACTTTACTGACGCCGTGATAACAAATGTTCGCGTTGGACTCGAACTGCCGGATGGAACAGAAGAGTATGTGAAAAAGGGAGAATATACTGTAGACGAAACATCGTATAACGTTTCTTTGATCACACTTGAATGTCTGGATAACATGGCAAAGTTTGATGTATCGTACGGCAAGAGCAAGTTAGTATATCCTGCAACGATTGGGACCATAGTACGGGATGCTTGCTCTATATGTGGAGTAATGTTAGGAACATATGAGTTCCCAAATCATGCTTACATTGTCCAAGAAAGGCCAGCCGACGAAGCCCTGACTTTCCGACAGGTACTTAATTGGTGCGCACAGATTGCAGGTTGCTTTGCCCGGTGTAATGCGGAGGGAAAGTTAGAGATCAAATGGTTTCAGACAGGTTTCCTGGAAGACGAACTGAACGGCGGCGTGTATGATGATGGAACTCCAAAATTCCAGACAGGCGATAACGCGGATGGCGGGTCCTATGCGCCGTGGAGCGAAGGCGACGTACACAGCGGAGGGACGTTCAAGGATTTATTGTCCAGTCATCATTTCATATCATACACAAGCCCTGAGATATCCACTGATGATGTTGTAATAACTGGCATTCTGGTGAAGGAGTATTCACCGGATGTCAATAAGGACGAGGTTGTACCATATCTCACAGGTACAGAAGGATATGTGCTATCAATAGAAGAAAACAGGTTTATACCGCCGGGGAGAGGCCAGGAGGTTGCAGCATATTTAGGAAGTCGATTGATTGGGCTGCGCTTCAGGCCTCTTTCTTTTTCCTGTCTGAGTGATCCGACCATTGAAGCTGGTGACGTGGGTTTCTTCACTGACCGAAAATGTAAGACATATAAGTTTTTGGTAACGAACACAGTATTCTCTTCCGGAAATTATCAAACAGTAACTTGCGACGCGCAGACCCCGGCCAGGAATAAAGCTACAAGATATTCCGCCGCAACACAGGCTTATGTAGAATTAAGGAAACAGATCCGCAAGGAGAGGACAGAACGGGAGAAGGCCCTGGAAGAATTGGGCAACCGGTTAGCTGCATCCTCCGGACTCTATACAACTATAGAAACAGTGGAGCCTGGAGGCAATATCTTTTACCTGCATGACAGGCCAAATCTGAAGGATTCCAGCATTGTGTGGAAGATGAACGCAGAAGCCTGGGGCGTATCCACAGACGGAGGGAAGAACTGGAATGGTGGGATGACGGTTGATGGTGACGCGATTGTAAGGATATTGACCGCTATAGGAGTGAATGCCTCATGGATTGATACAGGTCGCATATCGGTGAAGGATAATGATGGAAATGTAATATTCCTGGTTGATATGGACACAAGGGAGATTGTAATCTCAGGTGATTGCGTCCGTATCGGTGGCAAGTCAGTTGCAAAGGCAATCGAGGAAGCGAATACCACAGCAAACAAAGCTCTGCAGGAAGCAGAGAAAATGAGGGCTTTAAATATCCAACTTGAAAACGATGCTCATGTAATTCCCACGGACTCCGACGGTGATAACGGGAAGTATACAGGGTGCGACACTACGGTATATGTGTTATGGGGGCAGACGGATATATCTGCCGATGTACCTATCATTGTGTCAAAAAGTGCTGGTGTTGTTGGTACATGGAGCGCTGATACCAGAAAGTATACCGTAACAAACATGACAACCGATGCCGGATATGTCGATTTTAAGGTTAGATACATGGAAATCACCGCAACCAAACGCTTCAGTATCTCCAAGAATAAGCAAGGAGAGCGAGGGGAGCAAGGCATCCAGGGAATCCCGGGTAGAGATGGAGGGGACGGTGCCGACGGGAGAACAAGTTATTTTCATGTGATGTATGCCCCTGTTGATAATCCTACAGCATCCCAGATGACAAAGGAACCGGATGCCTATATCGGAACCTACGTTGATTTTTCAGAAACAGATTCCAGGGATCCGCTGGTATATGACTGGGTGAAGATAGAAGGCGTCGATGGAAAAGACGGGACAAACGGTATTCCAGGTAAAAATGGTATAGACGGAAAGACTTCCTATCTCCATATAAAGTATTCAGATGACGGAAGTACATTTACCGGCAATGGCGGGGAAGACCCTGGGAAGTGGATGGGACAGTATGTGGACTTCACCCAGGCAGACAGCACGGTATTTTCTGATTACACTTGGACAAAAGTTCAGGGGCCGCAGGGAATACAAGGACCTAAAGGGGCAGACGGAAAACAGTATTATACCTGGCTGAAGTATGCAGACACTCCTACAAGCGGCATGAGTGATACGCCCACAGGTAAAGCTTACATTGGTCTGGCTTATAACAAGGAGACTGCAACAGAGAGTAATAATTATTCCGATTACACATGGTCCCTTGTCAAAGGTGAGAAGGGAGACACAGGTATATCTGGCCCTAAGGGGGCAGATGGGAAAACATATTACACATGGCTGAAATATGCTGATAACAGTTCAGGCAGCGGTATGAGTGACAGCCCGGAAGGAAAAGCATATATTGGGCTTGCATACAACAAAGATACAGAGGCAGAAAGTAATAATCCGGCAGATTATGTGTGGTCTCTGATAAAAGGCGATAAGGGAGATAAAGGAGATCAGGGGATTCAGGGTCCGATTGGTCCCTCCGGTAAATCGTCTTATTTTTTTGTCCGGTATTCACAGCATTCTGACGGTAATCCAATGGTCACAAACCCGGATGGCGCGGTTTATATGGGCGTGGCAGTCACAGATACAATCACAGCGCCTACATCGTTCAAAAGTTATACCTGGGCTAAAATACTGGGAGATGATGGCGCACCCGGAGCACAGGGAGAGAAAGGTACACCCGGAGCAAAAGGAGAGGATGGTCTGACACCGTACCTGCATATCAAATACTCCAACGACGGGAAAACATTTACAGCGAACATTGGAGAGACACCAGGAGCCTGGATGGGTACCTATGTGGATTTTACAGAGACCGATTCTTCTATATTTTCCACGTATGCCTGGAAAAAGATTGAAGGTGACAAAGGCGAACCTGGTATTGCCGGGAGAACATATTTTATTGATGCGTCAACTGTGATCATTAAAAAAGGTCAGAATGGACATATGTCACCTACTTCTGCCACTTTCAGTGCATATTACCGGGACGGCGATAGCTCAGAGAGAACTCCGTATTATGGTAGATTCATAATTTCCGAAAGCATAGATGGCGATATCTGGGAAGCCAAATATACATCTGAAATAGATGAAATCAGCAAGGAATATGTGCCTACAGAGACCGCTACTGCAGTGAAGTGTGTTTTATATGCCCCCGGCGGTACACAGACTGAAATAGACCAGCAAACAGTGTCTATAGTGGTTGATGTATCAAATCTTACACAGGAGATAATCTTTGATACTCTGACAAATAATGGAGAGAATCAAGGGGTATACCTGAAGGATGGAAAGATTTATATAAACATGACCTATGCAAAAGGTGGAACACTGGTACTTGGAGGGCTGAATGACACTAACGGGCTCTTACAGGTAAGAGATGAATCGGATCAGGAAATAGGACACTGGGGAAGTGATGGAGTTGTAATTGAAAAAGGCTCTTTTACTACAAAAACCGATACATCTACAGCCAGTGTTAAAGGCGGAAAGATGCGGGTGTCATTTCAGGATGTAGAAATTGGAAATATAGGCGCGAACAGGTTTATAAATGGGGATCAATACTCCGGCCTTGTGTTTGATCTGGAGGCTGAAGGGTCATATGTGGGGTGGGCAGCCAAAAACAAAAGCACTGATACCTCTTACGCCATAAAATTTATGTATATGCATAAAAATTATTCGGGTTATACAGCGGGTAATTTGTATTTAGGGGCAAAACTTAATACAAAAGGGAACGATGTTTTATTAAATACAGGAGGAATCCTAAAATCCTGGACCGATGCGTCAGGATTTAAAACAGATGAGTTTTCGATTGTACCTTCCAGTAGTAATACATCATATTTCACGGCAAGGCCATCAGAGATTGACTGTTATGCCGATTTAGATATGAACAGACATAGCATTTATAACCAATCTGATGCGAGACTGAAAGATAATATCACAGATGCGGCAAGTGCATTAAATGCAATTAACAGTATTAAGATTAAATCTTTTGACTGGCTGGCCGACAATCGGCACGTAAATGCCGGTATCATAGCTCAACAGCTCCAGCAAGTTTTACCAGAACTGGTCCGCGAGGATGAGCAGGGTCTGCTTAGTGTAAACTATATCGGACTCATCCCGTATTTAGTTAAAGCAATACAGGAGTTGCGTTCCGCAGTCGTTCCGGACAAACGCATGAGTTTAAGGAGTATGGACATGGTAGAAGATATTCGATCCCTTTATAATTTTACCGAGGAGGAGAGAAATGAGGCCGTAAAAAGGGCGGAGCCGCCAACGTTTGAGGACGTGAAACCAGAAAACATAATTATAGAGGAGAATATTTGATGGGAGAGAAAGAACTGAAAAAGACGCCAGTAGTCGTGCCTGTAGGAATGATGATGGATGTCATCCAGAATGAAATCCTTAACCACGCTATTGCTCTTATGAAGAATAATAATGTCCCAATGGAATTGCTGCCTTATATATTAGACAGTGTCGAGAATAAGTTACTGAAAAACAACAACAAGGACTATGCGATTAAATACATGGAAGCAAATGGATTGTTGGGAAATGAGGTGGTGAAAGACGGAACCAATAATAACATTTCGTGTGGAGAACCAGAAGATAAGCAGAACGGATAAATTTACGGTAGTAGCAAACAGCTATGATTATCTCCGGGCGCACTTTACATTTGTGACAGAAGAGTGGCGAGGGATAAAGACAGCTATTTTTAGGCGCGGCACCACTAAAACTGGCAATCCTTGACAATGACGAATGCTATGTACCCTGGGAGTTTTTAAATGGAAAAGGCATTGGTTACGTGTCAGTGTTCTGCGGGGCGTTGGTGACCGCAAATGAGGCACCAATGGAGATTAATATATCCGGATATGGTGATGGTAATGAAATGCAGGTACCAACTCCAGGCGTATATGAACAAGTCATAACGAAGCTTGACAGTAAGGCCGATGGTGTGGCTATAACGGGAAATAAAATCCGTCTGTTTTCCGAAAACAAAATCATTTACGAAAGTGAATTTGATATAAACGGCGGTAGTTTTGAAGAATGGAAGGGGGCACAGTAAAATGGCAATCACAATGCGAATCGGTCTTGAAAAAGACTTTATCCCTGAAAGAATGAGTGTCGGTGAGCTGGCTATCTCAACGGATACAGGTTTGATGCGGTACTGTCATGGACCAAATAAAATCAAACTGATAGCAACAGATGAAGACATTGCTGAAATGAGGAAGATGGTAAGTGACTTTGACTTGACGGTTCAGCAGGCGCTTGCGGATATCGGAAATCTGGGGCAATCACAGACCAACAGAGTAAACAGTGCAGGCAATACCCAGACCCAGCGTGTAAACACCACCGGAGACACCCAGGTATCCCGCATCCAGGCGGAGGGTACAACACAGGTAAAAAATGTCCAGACAGCCGCGGCAGAGTCAATCAAAAACATAGAGACGATTGGGAGAGCCCAGATTGACGCGATCAAAGAGGCAGGTGGCGGCATTGAGCAGGCTCTTTCCAATTATTTTGCCCTCCGCAGAAATGGGCTGGTATTTACCACAAAAATCTATAAATACGCAACATCAACCAGTCCGGTGGGCGTAAAAATGAACGCCAATGAAAACATGGTCTGTGAGCCATCTGTGGGACGTGCTAAAGGCCGGGATGACTATGAACAGTACGGCCTGTTCCACCATTTCACCTGCAATTTTTCCGTGGACGAAAATGGATTCAATCATGTGGACACCCTGGAGGGGCAGACTGGATTTACAAAGTATGGCAAGGTACAAGTGGGCGAGGTAACCATGAGCGCATGGTTTGGTATTGAGGACACGGCGGAGGCAGTTCTCTATCATTATTCTGACAGCCAGACGGAACTAACGCCGCACCCTATGAAAGAGTCCATTAACCCGGATGGAACGCTCAGCCCATTCATGATCCACGCGAAGTATGTAGCAGGAGACATTGAGGGCGCACCATACTCATCAAAGGGACTGGCTCCGGCTAACGGGTGCCAGGCTGAGGAAGCAAAGAACCCGGTCAGCTACACCGGCATGATCGTCTACATGCACAAGCTGGGCGGACATTACTGCGGTACAACGAGCTGGGATTTATTCTATAGGCAGCTGATGATGATTATTAAATACGGCACCACACACAGCCAGAGTATCATGGCCGGATGTACAAGCTACTCCGCGCAGTACATGAACCTGGTGACGGAAACCGGCGTGACCAGAGTGATCCTCACAAAGTCACAGGCGGCATCCTATGTGGTCGGATCATATGTTTCCATTGGAGAAATGGGCGAAGCCACAAACAATGATAGATATTACGCATATATGCACAACCTGGCATACTGTGTAAAAGTGCTGAAAATTGAGGACGTGGATGATGCAAATGCGGCGGTTTATGTAGATGCTCCGGAGGCTTTTGATACGACACTGACAACCTGTATCTCTACCATGCCCTGGCGTTCCGGATCCACAGATGAGGTGGCCGGATCGGATGGCTCCCTGGGCAACAATACCAATGGGAAATACGCCTTTAAAATTCAGGGTATTGAGACCGGCGTGGGAGCTTATGAGGTGCTGGGCAATGTGGTAATGGATATTGTGGCAGGAGCAGACGGGAACCCGGCCAGAGATGTCTATGTGTGCGAGGATGCCAGCACGCTGTCCAGCAACATTGCAACAATCCGGACAAATTACCGGAAAGCAGCGGCGCAGGTGGCATATACAGCGGCAAGCTGGAAGTATATCTCCGAGGAGACAACGGACATGGACCTGTGCGTCATGATACCTACTGGGGTTGCCGCAGGCTCAACAACGGGATTTGCAGACGGACTCTACACGGATACAATAACATCTGGACAGAGAGAGTGGCTGGCGCTGGGCGGTTTGGACCGTGGGACGGTTTCTGGTCTCTGGTTTCTCTCTGCGAACTATGGCTGGTTGAATGCGAGCTGGTTTATCGTCTCCGGCGTTTCACCCAATGGCACCAGGGGTGAATGGCAGGCGGCAGCCTGACAGAGGGGCTTTCCCCTCTTAAATTCAGATTCCAACTACTTCAAAGCGAAGTATGGAATAGAGCAGCTGATGAAATACGCGAAAAGGAGGGTAAGCATTGAAAGCAAGATTCGTAGCAGAACAACCAGCAGTACGCTGGCAGCCGCTTGACAATGGCATGGTAGATGTGACGATCTGTCTTAACGGTCAGGAGGTAACTGATGAAAGCTCCCAGGTGGACGAGTTTGGAGAGACACACACAACCAAGGACGCCTACTGGGAATATGATTTCAACCAGTTCCGTGATTCCACGGATAACATAACCAGAGAGGGCGTGGAGAGCAATCCGGAAAGATATCTGGACTACACGCCATCACAACCCAAAAGCCTTGAGGAACAGGTGCAGGAACAGGCAGAAACAATCCAGATTCTGACAGAATGCCTGCTGGAAATGTCGGAGGCGGTCTATGTGTAACTTATTAACCAATCTCATGATTATGATAACAGGAAAGGACGGTAAAGAAATGATGGCAATGTTATGGGCACAGCAGATCATGCTGGGAAAGAAAACTTATGAACAGGTTCCGCGCCTGCTGAAAGAAAAAGTAAAAGAGATTCTGGCGGACTCTGGCATGGAGGAACTGGTTGAGGAGTGATGACGAAACTAAGTATCATCACCAGGCTCTGGTCTCACATCACAGACCTGAGGATGCTCATCCGTGGCCAGGGGAATAAAACCCTGGCCCAGATCGAGGAGGAATTGGATATAACGGAATACTACTGCAGGCCATATGCCGATGCAGATGATGTGGATAAACATAATGAGATCAGAGCAGGACCGGAAACGGTCTTATTTTATTTATAAAAATCATGAAGGAGACAGGATACATGGAAACAATCATATCAGCCTGCATCTCTGCATGTGTTACTCTAATTGTCTGCTTGATCAGTAACCGGAGCCAGCAGGAAAAAACGCGGGCATTGATGGAATATAAGCTGGAAGAGCTTACAAAAAAGGTGGAGAAGCATAACTCGGTCGTGGAAAGAACCTACATTTTGGAAGAGAAAATGAAGGTTGCCAACCACAGGATTGAGGATTTGGAAAAGGAGAGATGAAAAAATGAATAATGAAGAATTTTTAGCATTATGCAAGAAAACCGTTATGGATTATTTTAATGAGCACGCTGACAAAACGGATCGGAAACAGATCACCGAAGAGGATGTATTTATTGTGTGGAGCTGTAAAACGTTGCAGAACAATAAAGCCCTGGTAAGCACTACGGTGTCGGATGGCATGTATTACGAGATCACTCACAACGGGGATAAAAAAGAAACGTATGTAGATGCATATAAAAAATGGGAGAACTTTGTTGTACGATAGGAGGTATTAATCATGGATTTAAGCTTTTTGACAAATTATATCAACCCGGTGATCTTAGGCATCTGCCTGCTGGTGGGGTATGTGATCAAGACAGCAATACCGGCAATCAAGAACAGGTACATACCGTTGGCAGCATTGGCAATGGGTACTATCATTGCGATACTCATCAACATGAGCAGCGGCATTAATGCAGAAGTGATCCTGGGTGGAATGATATCCGGATTGGCGAGCACCGGATTGTATGAAATGCTGCGGAACTTGATAAGCAAGGATGGTAAAAAGGAGACAGAGGGCGAGTAAAATCGCTCTCTTTTTGCGCCGGCGAACCGGCAGAAAGGAGAAATATATGAAATTTGAACAGGCTTTAAAAGAAATGAAAAGAGGAATACCCATGAAGTTGCCATCTTGGGGAGGATATTGGTGCTGGGATGATGATGTACAAAGCATAATTATGTATACAAAGGATAATCAGAGGTTGGATATCAGGGAAACGCAGAGAGTGGAATACACCCTCATGAATGTGCTGTCAGATGAGTGGATATCTGCTGATGGAAATAATACAACAATCCTTGGCGGTACACCGACATTTAATTTCGGCGAAGCGATTAAATACCTGAAACGGGGCATGAGGGTATCCCGTAAGGGATGGAATGGTAAAAAGCAGTACATTCAGCTTGCTACTGGCATCTCTTACAAATCTGCGTCTGGTGACATTGTAAACTGTGAGCACGAAGCAATTGGTAACATGGCTATTGCATTTGTGGGTACATCTGGTGTACAGATGGGATGGCTGGCGTCTCAGGCAGATATGCTGGCAAATGATTGGATGTTCGTAGATTAATTTGCGCCGGCACAATACCGGAGAAAGGAGTAACACATGACGAAGACAGAAGCAATCAATAAGATGATTCAGACCGCAAAAGCAGAGGTTGGGTACCTGGAAAAGCGAAGCAACAGTAATCTGGACAATAAGACCGCAAACGCCGGGGATAGCAACTACACCAAATACTGGCGTGACATTATGCCATCTTACCAGGGCCAGCCGTGGTGTGCTGCATTTGTGAGTTGGGTATTGATGCAGGCGTTTGGGCAGGCCAACGCCAAAAAGCTGTTGAAACACTGGCCCTATGTATATGTACCCACGCTGGCCGGGAATTTTACCAACTATGCCAATCCGCAGGTTGGTGATATCGTGATGTTTAAGCATGGCGGCGTATTTACTC